GAGCGAGACGACGCGATCAGATGGGGTTAGGCTGAGTGCATGACCACGCAGGACGATTTCAATCTGGGTTCTCGCGCGCGCGCGATCGAGGCGGCCTTCGCCTCAGCGACGTACGCGATCCTCCCCATCGCGTCCCTCGTGCGCTGGGCTCGCAACCCTAGAGCGGGCATGGAGGAGGGCTCCGCGAAGCTGGCCTCCACGATCGATGCTGTCGGCTGGGGGGCCGACGTGCTGGTGCAGCGGGGGACGCTGCGAGTGATCGCTGGTCATCTGCGGCTGCTCGCAGCGGAGCGCCTGGGCATCGAGCGCGTGCCCTGCAAGATTCTCGACGTCGACGACGAGCTGGCGGACGAGATCGCGCTCGCGGACAACAGGGCGCAGTCGTTCGCCCGGTGGGACGACGAGAAGCTCCTCGCCATGCTCGACGAGATGGACCCTGCTCGGCGCGACGTGCTCGGCTGGTCGCGGAAGGATTGCGATGACCTACTGACGGACATCCAGAAGGCACGCCGCACCGCCACTGACGGCGACGATGTTCCCGATCAGGTCGAGCCGCGCTCGAAGCTCGGCGATGTATGGGAGCTCGGCGACCACGTGGTCGTCTGCGCCGACGCGACCGACCCGGCAACGCTTCCTCTCATCTGCTCGGCCGCACAGTGCCTCCTGACGGATCCACCGTACAACGTGGAATACGTGGGCAATACAGAAGAGAAGTTGACCATCCAGAACGACAAGATGGACGAGGAATCCTACTACAACTTCCTCGTTGCTGCGATGCATCCGGCGTTTGATGCGCTCGAGCCAGGACGCGCCTGGTACATCTGGCACGCCGACAGACACAGCTACACCGTCCAGCGTGCCCTGATTGAACTGCGCCAGCAAACACGACAGTGTCTCGTGTGGGCGAAGCAACGGTTCGTGTTCGGACGAAGCGACTATCAGTGGCAGCACGAGCCATGCCTTTACGGGTGGGCGCCAGGCGCGTCTCACGTCTGGCTCGGCGGCCGCGACAAGACCACGTTGCTGGCGCACCCCAAGCCATCTGCGTCGCGTGATCATCCAACGATGAAGCCCGTTGCATTGCTCGCTGAGCAGATCAACAACTCGACGCGACCTGGAGAAATCGTGATGGACATGTTCCTGGGCTCAGGCTCGACGCTCATGGCCTGCGAGGCGACCGGGCGCGCGTGTCGCGGCGTGGAGCTAGACCCGCACTACGTCGACGTGATCCTCACGCGCTGGGAGGAGTGGACCAACCGCAAGGCGGTGCTGAGATGATCAAGAGACGATCAAAGGCCGAGCTAGACCCGTCGATTCTGACGCGCATCCTCGACGTGATCAGCGTAGGCGCTGGGAAGAAGGCAGCCGCAGCGCAGGTCTCAATCTCCGAGGAGACACTGAGATGCTACGAGAAGTGGGGAGCGGACGCGGTTGCGGTGCGCGAGGCCGCGCTCGAGCGTGGCGAAGAGCCCGTGCTGAACGAGCGCGAGCGCCTCTTCGCCGACTTCCACGACGGCATGGAGGCGGCTCAGTCGCATACGCGCGTCTACATGCTAGGATTAATTCAGAAGGCCGCGAAGCTCGATTGGCGCGCCGGCGCATTCTTGCTCGAGAAGATCTGTCCAGAGGACTTCGGGCCGCGCGCCGAGATCAAGCACTCGGGCGAGGTGACCTCGAAGATCATTGACTACTCGAGGCTCACCGAGTCGGAACTGTTTCAGCTGCGAGCGCTGCGGGAGAAGCTGCTCAGGGATCACGAGGATTAGTGGATGTGCTCGACGACCTGTCTCAGATGGAGATCGACGAGATCGCCCTCGACAGAGAGATCGCCTCGCGCTCCATGCTCGGGTGGTTCCGCATCGCATGGGAGCACGTAGACACGTCCCCGCTCGTGCTGAACTGGCACCACGGCCTGACGTGCGAGGTGCTCGAGGCGGTGAGCGCAGGACAGATCCGCGACCTCGTGGTCAATCAGCCACCAGGCACGTCCAAGAGCCTGACCTTCAGCGTGCTCTGGCCGGTATGGGAGTGGCTGCATGTGGACCCGAAGCTCCGGTACATCTTCGGGTCTTACTCCGACGATCTCACGCGCCGCGACGCGGGCAAGGCCAGGGCTCTGATCGAGAGCGACTGGTTCCGCGCGCGATGGCCTGAGCTCGACTTGAAACGCGGAGGCCGCAGCACGCGACGCCTGGAAAACGCCGCCGGCGGCATCCGGTTCTCGACCAGCGTCAAAGGCGGAAGCACAGGACGTCACGCGCACCGCATCGTCGTAGACGATCCGACCAAGCCGCTCGACGCGCACGGCTCACGCGCCGCCCTCGGCACCGAGCTAGAGACCGCCAGGACCTGGTGGGATCAAACGCTCTCGACGCGCCAAGCCGACCCTCGCATGACGGCGCGCGTGTTGGTGATGCAGCGCCTGCACCGGAAGGATCTATCGCAGAAGGTGCTCGACGAGACGGAGGGCGTCGTCCACGTCTGCCTCCCGATGGAGCACGAGTCGAAGACGCACTGCATCGTCCGCTGGCCGGTCGTCGAGGAGGACGGCAGTGTCACCGCGCGCGAGCTGGAGGATCCGCGCATGGAGGAGGGCGAGCTGCTCGACCCCGTCCGCTACCCTGCCGCAGAGGTCGAGCGGATGAAGCTCCGTCTCGGAACGGTGGGCTACGCGGGGCAGGCGCAGCAGCGACCTCAGGTCGCCGGCGGAACCGTGCTCAAGAAGGAGTGGTTCCGCTATTGGGGAGTGCCGGGCTCGAAGTATCCATCCCTCCCCGACGACCGCCGAGAGATTCAGATCTGGGACATGACCTTCAAGGGGCAGCCGACCGGCGGACAGAAGCGATCGTTCGTTTGCGGACAGGTCTGGGCGCAGGTCGGAGGAGACTTCCTCCTGGTCGGACAAGAGCGCGGTCAGTGGGGACTGACCGAGCAGCTCGCTGCATTCAAACGTCTCACCGGCGCGCATCCTCGCGCGCATCGGAAGTACATCGAGGATGCGGCGAACGGCGCGGCCGTCGAGAATCTGCTGCGAGACCAGATCCCGGGGATCAAATTGATCTCGACAGGAGGCGGTTCGGAGTCGCGTGCGGAGGCCGCGTCGATTCATCTGGAGAGCGGGAACGTTTACTTCCCGCACCCCTCGATTGCGACCTTCCCGATGGCCGCGTTTGAGCGCGAGTTGGAGGACTTCCCCATGGGCGCGCATGACGACCAGGTTGACTGTTTCAGCCATGCCGTGGTGCAGATGGCGCAGGGCGTTCATCACGCATACGCTAAGGCGATGCAGGCGATGACCACCCAGCGCCGAGGAGTGACGTGATGCAAGCAAGCGAGATGTACGGCAAGGCGAAGGTCCGACTCGACTCGTGGATCAACGAGGTAACCGGCTTCGGCGTCGCGGCGCGCGACAAGCTGGTCAATGCGGTCTTCCAGCGAAGCGCTGTGCTCACTGCGACGCAGCTCGAGGACCTCTTCAACGGCGACTCCATCGCCGCGAAGGTCGTCGGCAAGGTCGTGGACGACGCGCTGCGTGGCTCGTACAGCATCGAGGTCGGCGCGGAAGACGCCGATGAGGCCGTCTCGAAGGCAGCCGCCGCCGGTGCGGCGGTCTACGCATACATGGAGGACGAGCTCAAGGCATCCGCGCACGTCGAGGCGGGGTGGAACTGGGGACGTCTCTTCGGCGGCGGCGCAATCTATCTGGTCACCGACGAGGGCTACGACGCGCCGCAAGATCTCCCGCTCGACGAGAGCCGTCTGCGCTCGGTGCTCGCCCTCACCACGCTCGACGTGCGCGACATCGCGCCGCACTCCGTCTACTCCGACCCGAGCAGCCCGAAGTTCGGATCGGTCGAGGTCTACCGAGTCAATCGCACAAGCTCGACTACGCGCGGAACGCCGCAGCCAGCGGCCTACATCCACGAGTCGAGGCTGATCATCTTCGAAGGTCGCATGACCACGAATCGAGAACGCCAGCGCCACGACGGATGGTCGCTGAGCGTCCTCCAGCGCGTCCACGACAAGCTGCGCACCTACAATCAGAGTTTCGCGTCGCTCGGCAATCTCGTGCAGGACGCGAGTCAGGGCATCTTCTCCATGGAGGGTCTCATCGACATGATCGGCGGAGGCCAGGAGAACGATGTCGAGAAGCGCATCGGCCTCGCCGACCTGCAGCGATCGAATGCGCGGACGCTCGTCATCGACGCGGGCATGGAGAAGTTCGAGCGCATGTCGCCAGCGCTCACTGGCTACCCCGAGGCGCTGCAACTCTTCATGCTCGACGTCTGCGAGGCCGCGGACATGCCTGCGAGCGTGCTCTTCGGACGCTCGCCAGCGGGGATGAATGCGACCGGAGAGAGCGACCGACTGCTCTGGGCGCAGACCGTGGAGGCCGAGCGGCGCAAGGTCGCGCACCCGGCGTTGAGCCGCATCGCGCAACTCGTGTTTCGATCGAGCGAAGGTCCGACTGGAGGGACCGAGCCCGACGCGTGGGAGATCGAGTGGCCTGCGCTGATTCATCAGACCGACTCGGAGAGAGCGACGATCCGAAAGACCGTCGCGGAAACCGACGACATCTACATGAGACACGGCGCCCTCCTGCCCGAGGAGGTGGCGCTCAACCGATTCCGCGCCGGCGGCTGGAACGCGGAGACCAAGATCGACATCCCCGAGCGCGAGGCGATCCTGAAAGACACCTACGAGCAGATCAGCGCGAGCGCTGCAGATGACGCCGCCGCCCAGCCGACGACCGGCCCGACCACGACGCCTACTCCCACCGACCAGGCTGCGCCCCCCACAGCGCCTCCTGCGCCGACGGCCGACATCCAGAAGACCGCGTACAACGGCAGCCAGGTGGCCGGACTGCTCGACATCGTAACGCGCGCGACCGCTGGCGCGATTCCGCGCTCGGC